GAAGATAGAGGTTTTAAATCTATCCCTGAGCGGTACCACCCTTTACCGAATTCAGCCAAATGGCGCTCGGTAAAGGATTTAGCCATAGAGATCTCAATACCCAGAGCCTTTATTAATCTCTGGTATTGCCGGGCTATCTTTGGATCTGCGATGACAATGTCATCGCCGAGGATAACATACTTATTTTCTGCTACCTCGCCCGCGATAACCGCGGCTCAGTTAACGATCACGTGATGACTCAAGGCCATGACCGCTCATGAGGAGTAAAGACCCATGGGTTGCCCAACTGAGTATCTAACTTGTTTTCAGGTTTTCCCTTGAACAAAGTAGAAATCCCGATTTGCGATAAGTCGCAACCAAGCAGTTGCCTGAACTCGGTTCAACACTGTCCGGGACACCACAAATGCCTGAAATCAAACAGGCATCCGATCCGTACACGCAGACATATCATAGGAATAAAGGGTGCGATCTTCTAAAGTCCACCGCCTTACTCTCTCCCTAGCGACATCCTGGTCATGAGTGGCATCTTCAGGAATCCTTTTTAGGCCCTTAAAGACGTGGTCATGAACAGGCTTTAAACACGTTTGGGTAACAACATCCCCAAGCGCGATAAGCCTCTCTTTACCTCCCTTATCGGGTAGGAAGATTAGCCGGGAGTGTAACTCTCAAGGTTTCGTCCTTAGAGTAACCACTTCTGCATCCTTCCAATCCTGGGTCCCTTTTGAAGGCCATAGACTGGGTGGGTTCCTTAATCATTCAGGAGTACCACTCAAAGGATGGATTAATCAGCTAGGGATTGCCACATCCTTCAAATTATATTTGAAGGCTAGAAGGAATCCATTCAAATCCTCTTCTATTTGGGTTCCCCAGATAGCACTAAGATCCTCAGATATGCCCTCCCACGCGGGTTTCACATTTGGTCCACCCTTGTTTGAGACCACTCATTGGATCCGTAAGTCCCCAGGGAGTCTTTTAAACTCCCCTCGGGACTTAACACGGCGAATTCCACCTATTAACCCGCATTTTCAGCGGTCTAATAGGTCCTGCCTCCCACCATACCTATCTGTGATTGTATGTACATCATAAATAGGCTTACATTTTAAATGTCTGTAAGTTTGGCATAGACTTAGAGCCCAATCTGTTTCTCTCGTTTTGCCCTTAAACCTTCTAACGAAGGATTTCAGGCAATTCGGTACGCGCAGATCAGGTCTAGGGTTGAATCCTTTCGACTCTAACAATAACCTCACCACCCAGTTCATCAGATTCTTTCATCTTTTGAGTCCTGGGGCTCCTCCTTCCGATAATAAGGTTAGAGGGGTAAGTATGAAGAGCTTCTTAATATTGAAGTTTATTGCTTTAGGGCATAGAGAGA